AGAAACAGCGGCAGCGATCAAAGCAGCAGCTGAAGAAGGCAACACAATTGCAGGTGTTATTGCAGACACTAACGTAGTAACAATCCTAATCCAAGGTGCAGGCATCACAGACGGTGCAAACTACGGTGCAACAGGTGTTACATCAGCAACAACACTAACATTCGCATAATATAGAATGTGAAGCAGACAAGGAGCCTCGCTTTAAGCGGGGCTTTTTTGTGACTGATGCAATAAATACATTAAAGGAGTAACACTATGGTAACTAGAAACGCAACAAACACTATTGAATTCGGTATTCAAGAATTCGGTGCACCAATAAGTTATTTTACAATTGATGCAGGTGCAAGCCTTGCAGGTGAAACCAATCCTGGCGAAGCAGTAGAAGCTATCACAGAATTAATGGCACGTAAAGGCACTATTATTGCACTGGGTACAGAAAACACAGGGGTGTTTCGTGTAGCAATTGAAAATAGCACATGGACACAAGCAACACTTGAAGCTGAACTACAAGCATTGGGTGCAACTGTTGGGTCAAATAACTTTAACATGGCACCGTGTACAGTAGCAGACTTCGTACTTTAAGAGAGATAGCAGACAGAGGGGAATTTAAATGCCAAGAAAAAAGCCTGAAGAGCTCAAATCAGCTGGCGGACCCGGTAAAGCAAAAGCTACAACCGCACCTGCCCCAGCACCAAGTCCAGCGCCAGCAGCGCCGGCACCAGTAATACCCGCAAGTGCACCAGCACCTGCAGCTTCAGTACCAAATGGAACATATCACCCAGCAGATACAAACGGTGATGGAAAGGTATCTGAAGAAGAACACGCAATGTACATGGAATTTAGACGTAAAGAGTTTGAAGATGCTGATGCAATGCGTGACGCACAACGTAAAATGGCTTGGTTTGCACTAGGTGGTATGTTATTATATCCTTTTGCTGTGGTACTAGCAGTTTTTCTTGACTTAGAAAGCGCAGGCACTATACTAGGCAATATGGCAGCAACATATTTCGTTTCAGTAGCAGCGATTGTTGCAGCATTCTTTGGTGGACAAGCATTTACGCAAAGTAAAAAGAAATAAGGTAACACATGCAAGATTTTTATATCCTTCAACGTACATCCAATACATTGACATCTGATCAAGTAAAAAAATGGTACTATACAATAGAAATGTTAGGACCAGACAATATTTTAGCGGGAGATGATGATACAAATAGTCTAATGTTGGGTATGCAGGATGGAGAGTATGTTTATATTCTTCCATTGGTAAGACATCTTACTGCAGACGAAGCAGAACGCATCGTTGAGGGATATATGCGTGTAACAGAGCACGATTTTGAAATTGAAACAAGTAATGTTTATCGTGCAAATGCAGATTTTGGTCATCCATTTGAATATGATATCCAGATGGATGAAGGCGCTCGTGAAACTATACATTTAGCTATGGCTAGACAACATCATAACCGCTGGATCCAAGAAAAACAGCAGGCAGGATGGCGTTTTGGACTTAATTTAGACTTAAATGAAAAAACACATCCTGCAATGCGCCCATGGGATGATTTGCCATCATCATATCAACGTAGACAAGTAACTCAGGAAAAAGAATTACTAGACTACTATACAAAAAATCAGAATGCATTTCAATAAAACACTATGTAGCAAAGCATGGACCGATTTAAACATAAGTTTTAGTAGAAAGCAACTAAGACACTGTTGTAAATCAACATACGAATCTTTTCCAAGTGAGCTATCAGTAGATTTTTTTAATAATAGCAGTAATATTATTAAACGTAGACAGGATTTATTATCTGGAATAGAAAATTCTGGATGCAATCACTGCTGGCAAAGTTATCACAACACTGGAACTGCATACAGAGAACATATGAATCAGTGGAAGTCACTTTCTGATGTTCACAACAATGTAGAATTTATTGAAATTATGTTAGACAACTTATGTGATATGAGTTGTGTATATTGTAATGAAGAAAGTAGCCACAAAATTGCGCAAGAAAAAGGTTTGCAAACCAAAATGCAAACACCAAGTACAGAAAACTATAAAGTATTTTTAGATTGGCTTTCTACTGTAGATAACGAATTTGTTTTAAGTTTTCTTGGAGGTGAAGTTACATACAGCAAAAACTTTTATAATTTTCTAAATTTGTTAATACAAGATAACCGTTTAACAGATAAACAAATGCACTTATCATTAATGACAAACGGAAATACAAATGCAGCACAGCTAGACAAATTGTTTAAACTTTATAATACAACTCCAAGCGGATGGTCTCTTTTAACTATTTTTAGTAATGAGTCAACTGGAGAACTTAGTGAGCTTGTGAGATGGGGTCTAGACTGGAAAACATACGAAGAAAACTTTAAAAAATACCTGTTACAAGAACGTATAGAACTTATTGGGCTATGCCCCACTATAAGTTTGTTTACAGTAAACGGTGTTGTTGAATATTTAGAATGGGCGTTGGATCTTATACGCAAACACAACAAACGTGTTATGATAACTGGTAATTGGATTAGTGACAGTATATTGAGTCCTGAATATTCCAAGTATACAGATTCTGCAATAAAAATTAAAAAACTTGCTGAACAAAATCGTGACTTGTTTATTACAGAAAGATGGTACAATAGCTGTATATCATGGACAGAACAGTTTGATAAAATACTAAACACAAAAACATATAATAAAAGTCAACTCGATACGCTTCTTCAACAACTTGCACAACAAAAAAATAATGAAAAAATATATAGACTTTATGATTTTATTGCTTGACAACCAAGACACATTACTCTATACTGAACACACAAACGTAATTAGCAAAAGATTTACAACAACATGTTTAATCAAAATATTCAGCGTATCGGGTTTGCATGTAAATACATGCACCCGGACCAAACACAACCTAAAAAGCTGTTAGAAGACATTCAGCGTAAATACAGTGAACGGAGTACTACTATCACTTGGCTTAACCGTCAAACACGTGATGTAGCAGAACAACGTTTATATGAGATTGCGTTTGACAACGTAGACAATCTAGAAAGGCTAGTAAGATATGTTGGATCTTTACCACATGCATTACGGATGGTACGTGTTGGTAGTAATTTGCTTCCTGCTTATACTCACAGTGATTGGGCTTATTTCTATCGGCAACCAGATCTCAGAGCACGGCTCGAGCGAGCGTACTCGCATGTTGGCAACATTGCACGTGAGCTTGATGTACGCTTGTCTATGCACCCTGGTCAGTTTACCGTTCTTGCTTCCGATCGTGACGAAGTTGTCGAACGTTCAATAGAGGAGTTTGAATATCATGCGGATATCATCAGGTGGATGGGCTACGGTCAGAATTGGCAAGACTTCAAATGTAATGTCCACATCTCAGGAAAAAGAGGTCCAGCCGGTATCAAAGACATCCTTCCAAGACTGTCTACAGAAGCACGAAACTGTATTACCATTGAAAACGACGAAAACTCCTGGGGACTCGATGCTAGCCTCGAATTGGCTAAACATGTACCGTTGGTGGTAGACATACACCACCATTGGGTTAAAACAGGAGAATACATTCAAAACAATGACGAACGAATTAACCGTATTATTGATAGTTGGCGGGGTGTTCGCCCTACTATGCATTACAGCATTAGCCGTGAAGATTACCTCACAGATGCTTCACCAAATATACAACCAAACATGCATAAACTACTTGAATCCTCATACAAAAAAGGAAAACTAAGAGCACACAGTGATATGTGCTGGAACACAGCATGTAACGATTGGGCATTGAGCTTTTGGGATGACTTTGACATTATGGTAGAAGCAAAAATGAAAAATCTTGCCAGTGCACAATTGTATCAGCAATACTTTATGCAAAAAGATCCGTTTACTGGGTGGGCAGCATAATGGGTTATGAACAAGAATACAAACAATCAAAAATGAAAGAAGATATTACTCCACAAACTTATACAATTAATGATGAATATTCTTTTACCACAGTACCCAAAGAAACTAGTAATTTTGATGTTTTTAGATTAAGTAATCCACATGTAAGTGAAGAACGCTGTAAATCTATCTGGGAATACTATCGTAGTGAATTTCTTGTGCATAAGTTAAGCGGAGAAGGACTCAGTAGTTTTCGTAAAACATTGCAACGGTTTATTCAAGAAAAAAGTTATAATGGCAAAACAGATTGGGATTACAATTGGGCAGGCGAGGAAAATAATTCAGATCGCAATAGACATGATGACATTAAAGGTTATATTGGAATAGCAAGATGGCTTGAGTTACAGTTTAATGTTGACACAACTATACAACAACTCAATGAAAACTGGACAAAAGAAAAGTTAGAAAAAGAAGCGGAACGTATTTTAGGTACAGTGCCATTTAACAACTATATCAGTTACTTTTCAAATAACATACACGACAAACTTAAAGATCCTACTGACTATGATACACGTAAATTAAAAATAAAAAATGTATTTGCTTATACACATAAAGACATTCGTTGGTATATTTGTGCTAGTGAATATGGTGCTGTTAAAGTGTGGTGTCATACTAAACATAGTGCGTTTATACCAATGTTTGAAAAGATGGTTAATAATGGTACAACAATCAATGTTGTGACCAGCAAAATTTTGCTTAACATTGATAATCGAACACCATTTATTAAAATTGAGAACTTCTTTATAGATCCATAAAATAAATATTTACATGAGAGTGATTATTTTAGTTTTAGCGGCAGCCCTTGTTGGCTGCCAAACCACCAATAAAGATTCTGTTATAACTGCACAGCCTTTTATTGGTTTGCAAGAAAGACAGGATCGCACAGAAATACGAGAGTTAGTAGGTGTAGATCCTGTACGTACAGAGTGGTGTGCAGCATTTGTTAATGCTGTGCTAGAAATAGACCAAATTCCTAATCTAAACGATCAAGATAGATATCCGCCATTGATGGCACGTAGTTTTCTTTATTGGGGCGAGCGTGTAGAGACCGATGACATACAACGTGGAGACATAGTTGTCTTTCCAAGAGGCAATGAAGGCTGGAAAGGACATGTAGGTTTTTATGTTGAAACACAAATTATAGACGACAAAGAGTACTGGGTAATACTAGGTGGAAATCAAAACAATGAAGTAAGATATGATATGTTTAGGCCAAGACGTGCACTAGGAGTACGTAGATATATAAATACTAATGCCCAATAAGGGCTTATGGGGTTCCATCCCCGTAGACCTAGAACGTCAAAGGAGAAAACAAATGGGAAGACCACTAAACAAAAGACACTTTGGTGAGCCAACAGCAGGCGGACAAGAAATCAAAGTAAACTTTCACGACGGTTCAAGTGTTGTTGAAGGCACAATCATTAGACAGAAAGGCAGCAAAAAATTTGTTGTTGCTCCTCTGGGTGCAGATGACACAGAATCTACATGCAGTCTAGTATGGGACGATGTTCCAGCAAACCTAGCAGCAGGCGAGATGTCAATTTCGTTCAAAATGGACGATGGAGAGACTTACCTAGCAAGCAAAATCTCAGGCCGTAAAGCCACACTATCAGCACCAACAGGTACAGGTTCAAACGCATATGACGGACAGTCAGTGCCATGGAACTTCGATGCTAACTTAGCAGACGGTGCAGCTGAAGTTGAAGAAGCTGGTGAAACAGATGACGCAGCATCAGTAACTGATGATGATTTCGCAGAAGACGCATAAGTTTTAAAAAAAACTTTATTAGCACCCTTGGGCTAAATACATATGTATTACCAAGGGTGTTATCATGAAATTATATGAGTTTACAGAAAAACGTAGTCCTGCACAAATTGCAGTTGATGAACATATCGAAAGAGGTATTTCATTTAGCGAGTGTATTTTTCGTCCTGGAAGCAGAGCATTTACTGAATTTTACAATATTGCGAGAGCAATGGTAGCCGAGGGGAAGCTAACTCCAGATTGGCAAGATGAAGAATTATTAGCAACAGACATTGGTAAATGTATCTACATCGAGGGTGAACGAGTACCATTAGATGTTCCATTTATTGCAGAGGAACTTGATGAGGCAGAATACAATGGCAAAAAAGTAAAACTTAATTCACCTAAAAGAGGTGGTCCAAAAAAGTTTTATGTATATGTAAAGAATCCAAAAACAGGTAGAGTTAAAAAAGTTACTTGGGGTGATACAACAGGATTGAAAACTAAAACAGGTAATAAAGGTGCTGTAAAAAGTTTTGTAGCACGACACAAATGTAAACAAAAAAATGATAAAACAAAGGCAGGTTACTGGGCATGTAGAACTCCACGTTATAAGAGTTTAGGCGTTAAAGGAGGCCAGTGGTGGTAAGGCCGTATAACGAGTTAGTACAGGGTAGAAAAAGAGTAAGAACTTTTGAAAGTTCTGTTGATCGAGAAGAATTAGTTTGGCATAGAGATAGGCACACACGCAAAGTAACAGTAATAGAAGGTAGTGGTTGGCGTTTTCAGTATGATAACGAGGTACCACAGTCGTTTGACGCCGGCACTACTCTTACAATACAAAAAGAAGCATACCATAGACTTATTGCAGGTGATGGCAAATTAGTAATAGAGATTGAAGAATATGAAGATTAAGCACATAGACGAAAAATGGAGCAAAAAATACAAACGTAGTATTGACTGTGACAATCCAAAAGGATTTTCGCAACGTGCCCATTGTGCTGGACGCAAGAAAAAAGAATCAATAGAAGAACAAGGTTCAACTCAACGTTTAACTGTACAGCCACACATGACAGGACTAGATAATCCATATCAAAAACAAGACAAAAGAGAACTAAAAGTTTTCACACAAGCATACAAAGACATGTATGATAAAGCCAGAGCGGCACAGGACAAAGCAGATGCAACCGGAGGTCCAGGTGCAAGCTACCAAACGCCTGTTATGAAAGCAAAGTTTAGTCCACAAGTGCAACCACCAAGAACAGCCCCTAAAAAGCCAAGAGTAGCAGAAGATCGTAAAGATCCTATGGACAAAGAAGTACAAGTACGTGGTGTTGGTGTTTACAAATTAAGCTCGGTACAAAAAAATATTGCAGATAAACTTGCAGACTTAGCTAAAAAAGCACAAACTGGAGATCCATATGCTTTCCGTCAAATCAAATATCTAATAGATAGAGGCACACTACAAGTTTTTTTAGACAGTTTAATTGATGCATACGACGATTTAGCTAGACAAACTCAACTTAGATCAAAATTTGGTGAAGCTGAAGAACAAGAATTACCAATTGACATGGAACGTATAAATGGATTAATACAGCGTTTAGAAAGTGACCAGTATTTACAACCAGAAAAAGCAGATGAGATGCGCCGTGCTACACAGGCAATAGCTAGCGGTCGTGACACGCTGTATCCAAATGCAGTGCTACAACTATTAACGATGGTGGCCTAAATGAAAGTTTATGAAATTTTAGCAGAAGATGGAAAAATTGTTCCAGGTGTTAACACTACAGTAGATGTTAAACCAGGCGAAACAGAACGTCAAGCTAAGAAGTTTTTCGGTGGTAACGGTAAACCAAAACCGTTGAGTGGGAGTGACGCCCATAAACTTCAAAACATGGGATTGGCAAATGAAACTAAATGAGATTGCCGAAAACATAAGCCACACTGCTAAACGTATTCACGACATTGAGCGTAAGCACAAAGTAAAGCCGGGCACCGAAGAATGGTTCAAACTGTGGTTTAGTTTGCCATATCTTAAAGAAAGTGCAGACGAAGTTTATGACATACTGGACAACGTAGAGTGCGGCCCGTTTGATGGCGGCTGTGTACTAGTAGCACAAGCATTACAGCAAATACACGGCGGCGACATTGTTGTACTAGTAAACGATAAAGGTATTGCAGACCATGCTGCAGTTAAAGTAGGCAACAACTTGATTGACTTTGATGGTGCACTACCTGTTAAACAATTTGTAAAACGTTTTGAAGACAACGAACACACAAACATTAAAAGCATACGTCCTATACAAAAAGGTGACTTGCCAGAAGCACCACGTGACAAAGAACTAGTGCCACAATTAGTAAATGCACTTACAGAATCAACACTTAGTGAAGGTTACAAACTACAATTAGAACGTGATGATGATATGTATGTACTACATATTACAGATAGTGAAACAGGTAAACGTACTGAAGTAAGAGGTAAAAGTGGATACGAAAGTGGTAACTATGATCCCGAAGATCCACTGCATCAATTGCTTGACAAAATTGGCAAAGCAAGTAATATAAGCGAACTAATAAACGGTGAAGTTGTAGGTATCAATCCTAAACACCCAGACGGTGATAGTGCAAAAGCAGCAACTGATGTAGCATTCGATGAAAATGCACCTGGTACTTTACTACACAAAATAAACTGGGGCGGACAAAACAAACCACAACAACCAAAACAAGACACACAACAACAACCTAGACCAAAGCCTAGAAACAGATTTGACAAAATAGTTAATTGGTATAGAGACTTGTTTAGTGAGGATGTTAGTGTTCCTGAAAATATCTTTCATATGAAAAATAGATTATTGAAAGTTAAAACAATAACAGACGCTATGGGCAACCGACCAATAATGTTTAGAAGTTTTGTATATGACGCAGAACCTGTTGCAAAAATTATTAAAAAAGTAACCAATGATACCGGCAGAAAAATAAAAACAGGAAGTAATCAAAAACAACAAGAAGTCTTGCAAAAACTTGGTATTGAAAATCCAACATTTGCAGCCATTGCATCAGGAAAGTATGCAGACGTTAATAGAAACTCTCTTGAAGATATGGAAGTTTTTGGAATGCAAAACATTTTTATCCCAATGAGCAACGAAATATATTACAGTAATGAAATTGAAGATTTGGGCATGGGCCGTCCAACAGGCGGACAAAACATTTCATTACCAAGTGACTTTGATGTAGAT